CCGCCGCTAGCAGACAGCACCATTAAGGCCAAAGGCTTCGACAAGCCGCTGGTAGACACAGGTGACATGTTGCGCGGCGTGGCATACGAGATAACGGGAGTTAAGTGATGAACTTGCATGGTATCGCTAGCGGCGTGATTAGTTCGGTCAACCCCATGACCACAGCCATGCTCTCCCGCAGTGTTGGTAGCACTGACAACCCAGACGGTACCGCCACCCCTTCTTATAACCCGCCCGAAGCCATCACGGTGCAGCAACAGGCCATGACGCAGAAAGACTTGCAGCACATGGCAATGCTGGGTATCCAAGGCGCCTTCACCAAGTTCTGGATGGATGGCGCAGTGTATGGCGCAGTTCGCGGTACGCAGAGCGGCGGCGACTTGCTGGTAGACAGTAAGGGGCAAACGTGGCTGGTGTCGGCTGTGCTTGAGATCTGGCCTGACTGGTGCAGTGTGGCGTGCACGCTGCAGGTTGATCCGGTTGGTGTGTGATGGCAACCGTAACCATTAGCATTACCGAAAGTAACCTCCTCACGCTGCTGCGCACCTACCTGCTGGCGCTCATCAACGGTGCTCGCGCCATTAAGGGCCAGCAGAACCGGGTTGCCATGCCCAACGGTGCGTTCGTGCTTATGACGAGCATGGGCACGAAAGAGCTGGCTACGCCGGAAGTGCAATACACGCCGGGCGCCAGCAACCCGGGCTTGCAAAGCATCAAGCGCCGCATGGAGTGGAAGGTGCAGCTGGATGTGTACGGCGGCAAGGCAAGCGATGGCGTGACCGTGTTGTCTGCATTCGACCAAGCGCAGATTCTTTATACGTTGGTGCGCACGCAATATACCTTTGAAGTATTCGCGGCGACGGGTGTAGAGATGCAACCGTTGTATGCGGACGAACCTCGCAACATGACAATTGTTGACGGCGAGGCGCAGTACGAAGACCGCTGGACCTTCGACCTACACGTCCAGTTTAACCCTGTGGTCACCATGTCGCAGGACTTTGCAGCAGCCCTCGCCCTCGAACTCGTTGAGGTCGACTCCAAGTTCCCTCCGGAGAGTTAAAATGACTATCTCTGCTTCGTTTATTGCTTCATCCAACCCCAACGTACTCCAGGCATCGGGTAGCCAGCTCAACCTCAACGCGCTGCTGCTATCCCAAGCTACGGACACCCCGCTGAACTCCATTGCATCGTTTGCCACCGCGAATGATGTTGGCAACTACTATGGCTTCACTAGCCCGGAGTACAACTTCGCCGCCATTTACTTCGCTGGCCCCAATAATGCCAAGGGGCTGCCGGCTGCATTGCTGGTGGCGCAGTACAACGCGGCGGCAGCTGCGGCATGGACGCGTGGCGCCAGCCTCGGTAGTATGACGCTGGCGCAGTTGCAGGCGCTTACCGGTACGTTGACGGTGAATGTGGATGGCACGCCCACCACCAGCTCCACCATTAACCTGACGGCTGCGACCAGCTTCAGCAATGCCGCCACACTGATCCAGGCTGCGTTCACCAGCCCCGGCTTCACCGTGGCGTATAACAGCCAGCACAACGCCTATGTATTCACCGGTACGGCTACCGGCGCCAACCACAACATTAGCGTTGCGCAAGGCACGCTAGCCGACTCGCTGGGACTGGATGCGGCACAGGGCGCCGTTGTGAGCCCGGGCGCAGCTGCAGCCACGCCCAGCACCTTCATGCCCATTGTGGCTAACCTGTCCCAGCAATGGGCCAGCTTCGCCACCACGTGGGAACCGCTTACGGCAGACAAGCTGGCGTTCAGCGCATGGGTTGCCCTGCAGCACAGCCGTTACGGTTACGTGGGCTACGACAGCGACCCCAAGGCGGCAGTGTCCGGCAACACAACCACGTGGTATGCACAGGTGCAGGCTGCCGGCTACGGTAGTTCGCTGCCAGTCTATGGCAACCTTACCCACGCCGCACTTGTGTGCAGCTGGGCCGCGTCGTTGAATTTCGACCAGCCAAACGGCCGCACCGACCTCGCCGGCATCAGCTTTAGCGGCGTGACTCCGTATGTGACCGACAACGCCACATATTCGGCCCTCACCACCAACGGTTACAATTTCTACGGCGCGTTCGCTACGGCAACGTCGCAGTGGAATTTGTTCCAGGATGGCGGCATCAGCGGCGTCTTCAAGTGGGCTGATACGTTTTTCAACCAGATCAAGTTCAACGCCGACCTGCAAAACGATGCCATGAACCTGCTCTCGCAGGCAGGCAGCATTCCGTACAACCCGCAGGGCTACTCCACTATCGAGGCAGCGTTCCTCGATAGCATCAACGCTGCCCTGTCGTTCGGCACCATCCGCACCGGCGTGCAGCTGTCCTCGCAGCAGAAGCAAGATGTGTTCAACGCTGTGGGCGTGGACGTATCCGCTATCCTGCAGACGCAAGGTTGGTACCTGCAGGTTGTGCCCGGCACCCCGGCACAGCGTGCGGCCCGCACCAGCCCGGCCATCACCCTGTACTACACCGACGGCGGTGACGTGCAGACCATTGCCATCAACACTGTCGAAATCCAGTAAGGGAGAGCACCATGGCACGCACTATCACTTCAGCCACTGCGCAATTCGCGCTCAGCGTGGGTGGACTCTACCCCCAGCCGCAGAACATCCACGGCTACTCGTCCGATGATGCATTCGAAGGCGAGGCAGTTGAAAACGCCGAGGTTGTTATGGGCGTTGATGCGAACATGTCTGTTGGTTGGGTGCCCAACCCGGTCAAGCAGATCATTGTGCTTCAGGCGGACAGCGACTCCATCGACATCTTCAACAACTGGGGTGTCACCCAGCAGGGCCTCAAGGAAGTGTTGATCGCGCAGGCGACCATCTACATCCCGGGCACTGGTTACAAGTACGCGCTGAGCAAGGGCGTACTTACTAGCTGGCGCCCGCTGCCGCAGCTGAAGAAGGTTATCCAGCCGCAGCGTTACGAAATTACGTGGGAGCGTGTGGTCGGCGCCCTGCTTCCGCCGGGAGGTTAAGCCATGGCGCGCAAAGTCGTTACCTACAAAGTGGAAAGCGATGACCGTGATGAAGGCAAGGTATTCGTCATCACGGAAATGCCGGCCACGCAGGGACAGCGATGGGCTTTGCGCGCCTTCCTTGCCTTGGCAAGGAATGGCGTGGAAGTGCCCGACAACGTGAAGCAGTTGGGCATGGCCGGCATGGTAAAGATGGGCTTTGAAGCCATTGGGCGCTTGCCATTCGAGGAGGCTGACTCGCTCATGAACATTCTCATGGGCTGTGTGCAGTGCATGCCCGATGCCAGCCGTCCTAACGTGGTGCGCGCATTGGTGGAAAGCGATATCGATGAAATCGCTACCCGCTTCAAGCTGTGTGCCGAAGCTTTCAAGGTACACGTGGATTTTTCGAAGGTCGGCGGGAGCTTGACACAGGACTCGGCCCCGGCGACCTCGATGACCGAATGATCACGTACGCCAATGTTGACCCGCTGGTGGCAGTTGTAGTCACCAGCGGGTTAGCAACGCTACATGAGCTTGATACTGTTTACGGCACAGAGGACCTGTGGGATCTATTAGAGATTCATACCGTCAACAGCTACAACCGAAACATCGCCAACGAGCCGAGGTAACCCGTGGCAACCATCATCGACGCACTTGTTGTCACCCTCGGCTTCGACACCAAAGGTGTTGGCAAGGGCGCCAGCGATGGCAAGAAGGCGCTGAAAGACCTTAAGGAAAACAGCGAGAAAACTGCCTCCGCTATGGCAAAGGCCGCTAACGATGCGGCCACTGCTTTCAATAACCTTAAGATTGAAATCATGGGGGCACTGGCCGCCTTCGGTGTGTACACAGGTCTTAAGGACTTCTTAGCCGATAGCACCAAGACCAACGCCCAGTTAGGGCGGCTGGCCGCCAACCTCAACACCAGTGCTGCCCGCCTGGATGCTTGGCGTACCACAGCCGAAGAGATGGGCGACGATGCTGGCGCAGCGTTCGGCGCCCTGCAGTCTGTGGCTACAGGTATCGCCGAAGCAGTAGCAAAGGGCCATAGCGCCTTTACTGATATGGCCCGCGCTAATGGCGTGCAGCTGCAAGACCAGAAAGGTCAGTGGCTTGACTACGAACAGACGTTAATGAATATCAGTCGCCGCTTGCATGCGGTGGCTGACCATAATGGCCCGCTTGGCCGGCAGCAGGCCATGTACCTTGCCAATCAGCTTGGCGTGGGTGGCATGTTTAACGAGCTGATGCTCGATCCCAATGAACTACAGCGCCGACTAGCGGCCAATGAGGCGTTGAGCCATGCTACTGAAGCCGCCACGGCACGCGCCCAACAGCTGCAGGGCCAGTGGGCGCAACTGCGTGCGCGCTTCCGTGGTATTGGCGAAGACATCTACACGCGCATTTCGCCATACCTGCTGCGCATAGGCGATGATTTTGAACGCTTCCTTGGCAAGATCGATTTCGATCGATTGGCTGCTGGGGCCGAGCGTTTCATCAACGCTGTTGACTGGGCTGCGTTGGGCAATTGGCTTGCACGCATTCCAGACACGCTGGCGGACATTTACAAGTGGATTGTGCAGCTGGACAAATCTACTGGCGGATGGGCCAAGAATATCTTGGCTATTGCTGCTGCGTGGTTCGTGCTTGATGCTGCACTGGCCGCTAGCCCGGTTGGGCTGGTGCTAATGCTGGCTGCCGCTATTGTGGCGTTGTACAACGACTACAAGGTATGGCAGCAAGGCGGCAAATCGTTCATTGATTGGGGCAAGTGGAAGACTGAAATTGGGTACGCCAAGGATGCTGTGGATGCGTTAGCTGCTTCGCTGCGTGGTCTTGACAAGGCATATGAAGGTGTAAAGGGTTGGCTGGGTAAAAACGCTGCGCAGTCCGCCGCAGATATCGAAGCCGGTACGGACCCGGGCCATGGCAATAGCCGTGGCAGCGCCATTCATAATTTCTTCAAAAATATGGCGTACTGGGCCGGGTACGATCCTGCCACTGGCAAGAAGATTGACGCTAGCAACTTGCTGGATGCAGATGACGCTACGCGGCAAGGCATCAAGTACGACGTGGGCAAGGATGCCACGTACAATGATCTTGAGAAGCAGTACGGTTTGCCCGCCGGCATCATGTCCAAGATCAAGCAAGCAGAGTCAGGCGGGGATGCTAACGCTCTTTCATCCAAGGGTGCCTTAGGTGCATTCCAAATGCTGCCTAGCACGGCAGCTGATTACGGCGGTACCGAAGCCGACTTGCGCGACCCTGCCAAGGCTAGCGTGCTAGCAGCGCATTACCTGAGCGACATGATTAAAAAGTACAAAGGCGACGTTCAGCTTGGGCTGGCTGCCTACAACGCCGGGCCGGGCGCGGTGGACAAGGCTGGCGGCGTACCCAATTTCGCTGAAACGCAGGCGTACGTTGCGAAATTGGGCTATGCCACAGACCCACGCCAGCGGGTAGGCGCAGGGCAACCCGGTGCCACTACCCACAACAACGGCAGCACATACAATATCGACAAGGTGGAAATTCACACGCAGGCCACCGATGCACAGGGCATTATGAATGATATGCAACGGCGCCTGCCTAATAATGGCTTGGTGTCGTACAGCAACACGGGAACCGAGTAATGAGCGCTATCGCCACAGATGTCCTGAGCATTGCTAGCGGGCTAGGCATTAACCTGCTTGGCGGCTTGTCTGCCATCTATGCAGTAGTTGATGCAACCACTGGGCAGCCAATTGTTGTGCCTGATACCATGTCAACTATGGGTTACAGGAACGGTGCTGATATTTCAGACTACCCCATTGAGGAAGGCCAATTCAACAGCTACAACAAAGTCAAGGTTCCGTTCGAGATTCGCACTGTAATGTGCTGCGGTGGGCTCAACTACTTCGAGCAAATTGAGCAAACGGTAGATCAGGCCATCAACAGCGTGCTTGGCAGCAACTTGGGCCAAGGCATGCAGCGTAGCGCATTCCTGGACGCGCTGGACAACATGGTCAATAGCCTGGACTTGTACAACATTGTCACGCCTGACAAGACATACGAAAACGTCAACTGCGTGCGTGTTAGCTATGACCGTAGCCAGCGCAGCGGCAGTGGCATGATTAAAGCCGAGGTAGTGTTCCGTCAGATTCGCCAATCCACGCAAGCCATTTATAGCAACGGCGGAACGCCTAATGTGTGGAGCGACAACGCAGACGCACAAAACCCGGTGGGTTTGGGCACCACCACCACCATCACTCCTAGCGCTGTGCAGCTGGCGCAAATCAATGCCGGAGGCTTCGTGTAATGGTTATTGTGCCGCTACAAGCGCTGGCCCACCAAGTGCGCACATGCGTGCTAGGCGGCCAAGCCTGCACGCTGGAAGTCTACAGCAAGCAAGATAACCTGTACCTCAACTTGTCTGTGGGCAATACCCCATTGCTGTCGGGTGTGTTGTGCCTCAATCGCGTGTTGCTGGTACGCTTTTCGTATCTCGGGTTCGTTGGTGACTTGTCGTTCGTGGATTTGCAAGGTAGCAGCGACCCAGCATACCGAGGTTTGGGAACGCGCTATGTGCTGTGCTATCTATCCCCGGGTGACTACACGCAGCCGCTATGACATTCATTAACCGCAAAATCGATATCACTTTCGACCTGTCCCCTACCGGTGGGCAGTTCGATTCCAACGGTAACAACACGCTTATTCTTCAAGGGCTGCGTAGCCGCGCTACCATCCAAAGTACGGTAGGCGGTGCTACACCTTTTCAATCGCAAATGCAGATGGAAGTGTGGGGCATGTCCAACAACGACATGGCCGCCCTATCTACCCTCGGCCTTAGCGCTGGGCTGTACAACAAGAATTTAGTCACGGTAATGGCCGGCGATGACATCAATGGCATGAGTACTGTTTTCAGCGGTGCTATCTATTTTGCGGATGTGGACTACAATTCGCAGCCTGTAGTGCCGGTTAAGGTTTACGCCAGCGCTACCCAAGGCCTGCGGCTGCCCAGTGTGGCGCCAAGCAGCCAGCCGGGCAGCGTCAACGTTGCAACCTTGTTGGATGCCATTTGCCGGCAGGCGCAGCCGCCGTTGAATTTGGTTAATAACGGCGTGACTGCGGTGCTTGCTAACCATTGCGTAGGCGGCAGCGTATTACACCAAATTCACGACATATGCCTCGCCTCTATGACCAATTGGGCTATCAGCCCCGACGGGAGTACGATAACCATATGGCCGCAGGGATCCACGGTAGATCAGACAGCGCCGGTATCGCTTAGTGCGCAGACTGGCATGGTGGGATACCCCATGTACAGCGCGCAAGGTATCGACATCGTGTGCGAGTTCAACCCCAACATCCAATGTGGGCGGCAGGTATCCGTAGAGAGCAGCATACCGACGCCGGGCCCGAATGCGCCTATTGTGCCCACAGGGCAAGCGCAGCCCATTGGCGCCAGCGGTACCTTCTACGTGTATGATGTGGTGCACGATCTATCGTGCGAGCTGCCCAAGGGGCCGTGGTTCACCAAAGCGAAGACAGGAACTACTAACACACAGGTGCGCGCATGAGTGGCCCGGACTTCCAAACCTTCGAAAGCCCAACGGCTGCCTCCAGTCGTGAAACCGAAATGTGGTTCTTCCTGCGCCGTGAGTTGGCAAAAATACGCACCACTACGCTTGCGCAGGTGATGGCAATTAACGTGCCCGGCGCTTCCGCTGGTGTGCCGGCAGCCATAGGCACGCTAACCATTAAAATTCTGGTGCAACAAACGGATGGTGCTGGCAATGTGGTTGAAGCTGGCACCATCTACAACGTGCCTTATGCGCGGCTGGCGGGTGGCGCTAACGCTGTGGTCATAGACCCCACAGTTGACGACCTGGGCATTGTAGGCTTTGGCGATCGCGACTTGTCGTCCGTTATTGCCACCATGGGGGAAGCTGGCCCGGGCAGTAACCGGCGCTTCAGTTGGTCGGATGCTCTATGGGTTGCAACGTTGCCATTGGGTGTAGTGCCTACGCAGTATGTGTTGATGGATAGCAGCGGCATGTACATGGTGTCGCCCAATAAGATTTCAATGCAGGCTCCCGAAATTGACATCAACGCCACCACTAAGTTCAACGTTACCTCACCAGATACTGAAGTTAACGGGCCAGCGCATATCACAGGTGCGCAAACCAACGGCTCGACTGTCACCGCGCAAGGCGAAATTAAATCGGGTAACATAGGCTTGCAAGCCCACCACCATACCGCGCAAGGCGCTACTGCACCCACCACCGCAGCACAGGCGTAACCCATGCCACAGTCATTGCCACTTATTACAGGTACATGGGATCTGGTACTGGACCAGAACGGCAACCTGTCGCTCACGGACGAAGCAACGTCCATTGCACAGGATGTATCCAGTGCCATTCGCACTTTCCTTGGCGAATGCCGATACAACAATCTGTTAGGCATGCCGTACTTCGAATCCATTTTATGGACTGTACCTCCTGGCTCCTTGGTGACCAGCTTCGTTAACAAGCAGGCACTAACTATCAATGGCGTTAAGACATGCGCCGTCGCTAGCCTCAGCTTAGTTAACCGTAGGATGACTGGCGTAGCAGTCATTACAACCAACCTCAACTCCAAACCTGCAACGGTGACATTCTAATGCTGACCACGAGCGTACCTGACATCAGCTGGGTCTCTACCGGCATTGTGTTGCCATTGGAGTCAAACATCTTGGCTGGCGTGCTGGCGGATATGAACACGGCATTTAGCGGCAACATGTCGCAATCGCTGTCTTCCCCCCAAGGGCAGCTAGCTCAAGCCTTCACGGCGGTTATTGGTGATAAGAATTCAACCATCGCCTATATCGTCAACCAAGTTGACCCGGACAACTCTAGTGGCCGTTGGCAGGATGCCATCGGCCGCATCTACTTCCAGGAACGTATTCCGGGTAGCGGCACTGTAGTGCAGGCTACGTGCACCGGATTGGTCAATACGCTTATTCCTGCGGGCAGCATTGCGCGAGATACTAGCGGCAACCTATACGCCAGTACGGCTGATGCCATCATTCCGGCAAGCGGCAGCGTTGTTGTGCAATTCCAATGCATCGTGTTCGGACCCATTGTCTGCCCAGTGGGCGCACTCAACAAAATCTACAAGAGCGTTACTGGTTGGGACACCATTAGCAACGCATCTGCTGGTGTGCCGGGTACGCTGGTGGAATCACGGCAGGCGTTCGAACTGCGGCGCAGTCAGTCTGTGGCTATCAATGCCGTCAACAGCGTGCAAGCTGTTATGGCCGCTGTGCTTAGCGTGCCTGATGTAATTGACGCATACGTCACTGACAACAGCACTAACGCGTCTGTCACTATTGGCGCCACCAACTACACCATGATTGCCAACAGCATCTTGGTTAGCGTAGCTGGTGGTTCTGCCGCTGCTATCGCCCAAGCCATCTGGAGCAAGAAGTCGTTGGGTTGCAGCTACAACGGCAACCAGACGTATACGTACACGGATATGAGCAACCCACAGGGTCCGCCGTGGCCTACCTATACCGTCAAATGGCTACAGCCTACCGCGACGCCCACTTACGTGACAGTTCACATCGCCAGCAACAGCAACCTGCCGGCTAATATTACCACGTTGGTACAGCAAGCTGTGCAGGCAGCATTCAACGGCACAGATGGCGGCAGCAAGGCGCGCATTGGCAGTTCAATCAATGCTGGCCGATTCTACGCCGGTATCTACGCCATCAGTCCGTACATCAACATAACCAGTTTGACCATCGGCACCAGCGCTAGCCCCACCGGTACCAGTGTTAGCTTCGGTGTAGACCAGCTGCCAACCCTGGATAACTCCAACATCGTGGTATCCATCCCATGAGGACGCAAGTAGCAGTTGCAGCCAACAACGAGCCGTTCTGGATCGCGGATGGCATTGCCAATAACGCTGAACTGCTTATTGGCGGTCAGCCTATGTTCGATGTTTCGAATGTGGTGGTTGCCAATGTCTATCAGAATAACTGGCAAGGTAATATTGCATTAGCAACTTACCCGCGCGTGAACCAATTGAAGTATTCACAGGACTTCACGCAGAGCGCATGGAGCAAAGTAGCCGGCGGAACGGGTACAGCCCCAGTTGTAACCGCTAACTATGCGTCTGCACCAGATGGTAGCACCACTGCTGACCGCGTTGTGTTTAGTCGAGGCGGTGGCACAACTATCAATGACCTAAGCCAACTAGAGCAAGTTATGGTTACTGTGGCTAACGCCCAGTACAGCCAAGGTATTTGGATGCGGTCTACCGATGGCGCGTCTACTTATCAGTTGGCATTGTCGTATGGAGGCCAGAATTCAGTACTGTGCACTATCACGGGAACGTGGCAATGGTTTGAAAACATAGCCATCGCTAGCGATGCAGCCAGAAGTTTCCGCCTTGGCACAATGCAGACGACGGGGAGCGCATCCGCGGATGTGTTGCTATGGGGAGGCAACCGTTGCCCACAGCAACAACGTGCGCGCATTTACATACCGACGTTGGGGAGTGCCGTTACACAAACTGATTACAGCGTACAGGATGATGAAATTACTTGGGGCTATCTGCCCAACCAAGGTGCATCATTTACTTGGTCTGGTAGTGCCGATGTTATGCAGTTGGATATGACCCCGGTTACGCTGGCACAGTACGCCAACAGCCCCATCATCGATGCGCTGCTGGACTACATGAACCAATGGATAGACCCCGCTGTCGATGTAGACAACTTCTACAACTACGTGTGGAACGTTTACACAGCGCAGGGGTTTGGCCTGGACATATGGGGGCGCATCGTTGGAGCGCCGCGCACTATCGTGCTATCGGACCCACTACTTTACTTTGGTTTCAACGAAGGCAATCCAAGCTGGTATCCGTTCAACAACGAGCCATTCTACAATGGTCCAGTGCATGGCCAGCAGTACACACTCAACGATGACTCGTTCCGTTTATTCATCCTAACCAAAGCCTTAGCCAATATCAGCAACTTCACTGCTCCGAACATAAATGCGTTGCTATCTTTCATGTTCCCTAATCGCGGCAGCTGCTATGTGTTAGAAACAGGTTCTATGCAATTGCAATACAAGTTCAATTTTACCCTACAACCATGGGAGCTGTCCGTGCTGGCGCAGCCTGCCCTAATGCCCCGGCCAGCTGGCGTCGGTATCACTATCGTTCATCCGTAAGGGCCAAACGACATGCAGAAGAGTAACGCACCAGTCCAGTTCACCGTGCCGTTTGCCAATGGCGCAACGTCTCCGTATCGCAACGTCATTCCCATTGCTGCCAGTGGCACGCCGGGCATCGCCTCGTACACCACCGGCTTCCCGCCTATCACCATGCAACCGGTAGGCAGCGGAGGCATCCCGCCGTACGGCGCAGATATGAATGGCATTCTGTACGCCAGTACACTAGCCCAACTGTGGGCACAGGCTGGCTATGTCTACAACTACAGCAGCAGCGTGTCCACAGCGCTGGGTGGTTACCCGGCGCAGGCGGCGCAGGCCATGGCAAGCGGCCTAGGTCTATGGCTCAGCACGCAGGACAACAACACCACTAACCCGGATGCCACGGGCGCTACCGGCTGGCTGGCGCTGTATGGCAATGCTGGCAAAACCACCATGAACGTGACGGGCGGTACATTCACGCCAGATCCATCTGTGTTGGGCGTGCCGCTGATGGTGCTCACTGGCACGCTGACCAGCAACCTGAATTTGGTGTTGCCGCTTACAGCTGGCGCGAGCTGGAAGATTCTTAACAGCACTAGCGGTAGCTTTGCCGTAAACGCAGGCGGCAGCACCGGCAGCGTGGTTGCTATTGCGCAGGGCCAGCTTATTGAAGTTACGTGCGATGGCACGAACTACAATGCTGGCAGTGTGCCGGGCGGTCCTTTCCTGCCGCTAACTGGTACGGCAGTGGCAGCCACCAAACTCGCCACAGCACGTACCCTCGCCATGACTGGTCCAGTGACGTGGAGCGTCAGCTTTGACGGCAGCACCAACGTTAGTGGTGCTGCCGCCATTGCAGCTGGTGCCGTAACGCTTGCCATGATGGCAAACCTGACGGCTAATACGTTGCTTGGCAATCCCACAGGCTCGGCCGCAACGCCGGTTGCCGTCCCATTGGTCAACGGTCTGATCTTCACCTCCGGTTCGCTGGGCCTGGGCAACATCACGCCGAACACGGTGGCAACGGGGGTGACGACGGTCACTACTACGGGACCTAGCGGTTTGACGGTTTCGTCCAGCTCCACGAACTCTTCGACCATTCAAATTGCCAATACGGCGTCAGGAGGTCGCACCTACAGCATCGGCTCGTTCAACTCGACTGGGGCGGGGTTCACCGCGCTGGGCTTCTGGGACAACACTGCGGGGGCGCTTCTCGGCAGCTGGGTGACTTCGGGTTTCACCGTTGCTGGATCTGTGACATTCAGCGGGGTCGTGCAGTCCAGCACCACTACCTGCATCCTGGCGCCTAATGGCGCTGGTGCCATCTACCTGCGCCCACAGGGTTCAGGTAGCTCCACGGGGCAGCTGTTCATCGACAGCAGTGGCAACACTACCGTCGCCGGCACGCTGAACGTGAACAGCAGTATCACGGCCAGCGGAAACCTCAATGCCGCGGGCGCGTTGTTTACGGCTAGCGGCTCTGAATGCGATGTGCATATCAACTACGGCGGTAGTGGGGCGTTTGGCTACTACCTCTCCACCAACAGCACCGGCTTCGGCATCAACATCAAGAACGGCAGTGGTTCATACGCCGCCAGCCCGCTAACTATCAACACCAGCAGCGGGCAGGTGAACGTCAACACGCAGCTCAACGTCTCGGGCAACATCAACAAGACGTCCGATCTGACGCTCAAAGATGTCATCGACTACCCAGAGCCGCGCCAGCTCGCCGAAGTAGGTTTGGTCCGCTACCGGTTTCTGGAAGACCCCACCGGACAGGTCTATGTTGGATTGCCGGCGCAGGGCATTCAGGAGATCGCGCCTGAGCATGTCGGCGTGCACCCCGATACGGGTAAGCTGAATATGGACTATTCATCGGTGGCGGTTGAACAATCGTGGCGTAACGCGGCGGATATCCGGCAGCTGCGCGCCGAATTCGAAGCACTCAAGCAGCGGGGGCACTGATCATGGCCGTGGTCACGGGTTATCAGATCAACGGCATCGACATCGGCTCCTACTTCGGAGCCAAGGGTGCAAGCACGGCGGCGTCTACAGGCCTTATCTCCGGGGGGCAGGATCTCAATGCCCTGCTGCTGGCCCGCGCCGACGGCGTGGACATTGGCTTCAACACGGGCATCCTTGCGGGCGGTACCGACTTGCGCAGCATCTTCGGTGCGCCTGCTGGCAACACGCCGCTGCCGATCAACGGCAACACCTACCAGCACGCTTACACCATCCCAGCGGGTAACAGCGGCTCTTCGACCATCGGCTTCCGCATCGTGTCTGGCACGACGTGGCAGGTGTATTGGGCAGACCCAACGTCAACCGCAACCGTGCTAGCTTCGGGCACGGTGCCGGGCGGCGCCACGACCGTGAAGTATACCTGGGGCAGCTACAGTATCCCGTTCGGCGACGCCGACAGTGGCGGCGCAACGACCAATGGCGCGGCGTCCGCTACGGCTATCTCAGGTAACCCTTCGGCGACCTACCAGACGGCCGGCTGGGGCTCATCATCAGGCTCTAGGGGCCGCTCATACCCCTTCACGATCGACTTCTACAACTCCAGCTCGGTCGATATATCGACAACCAACATCACCCTAATCGCCGAAACCGACGGCTCGGTATAAAAAAGGGCGCCATGAGGCGCCCTTCCATCTACAGCTTTTTGCCCCGGCGTATCTGCAAAGGGCTAGCCCGGTTGTGTACACAGCTATGGTGCGGGTGCCGTAGCCTCCAGTTCGCGTAGGCCAGCTGCGGCGTGCCGCCCCTGCAATCTGGACAAATCATACAGCGGCCCTCCTGCGGCGGGGTGTCCAGCTTACCGCCAGTATTAGCGCCACCAGCCAGCCAAGCAGCGTCCAACCTAGCAGCAGGTTGACCACGTACACGGGCCAGCGCTGGCGGTGGTGGCGGTGGTGTGCAATCCAGCTGGGTGCGAAGTACAGGTTGATTATGATGAATGCTACGAGATAAAAAGTTGCGTGGTCCATAACTACCTCCAGTACCAGCAGATAACAGCGATGTGCACTACAGGAGCGCCAACCATAATGTTTACTGATGTGCGTAGTCTCATTTCCTACCCTCCACATAGTCCCAGTTAACAGAACCATCGATGTTGCATTGCCATGCATAAACATGGCGATAATCCGGCCAGCCCTTATCGTGCACCATGCGGCAATACTCCACCGCCTGCTGCTGGGCACTGCGGTCTTCCTCCTGGTGCTGGGCCATGCAAGCTGCAATGGCAACAAGGATGCCAAAGGCGAGGCATAGCACCTTGAACAAGATGGTGCTACCGTGGGCTTCTTCGTGGTGGTTGTTCATACAAAACCCCCTGCATTGAATGAACAATGGGCACATTGATTGGTGGCATCCCAACGGCCTGCGCATTTGGGGCACCATTTCCAATCTTGGGCTAGCCAGATTGGAGTGCGTGGCTTATCTAGTTCAATTTCAATAAGCCTTGCATGCGTGAGGTCAATATGGGAGCGGTTAAACACTGTTTCGTCGCGCAAGTCATCCGCCAACTTGCGCATATCCTGCCGCAGCGTAGTCATATCGCATCCCCCAGCTCAACCAATTCAATGAGCGGCACACCAACTGTGGACACAGCATGGAAGGTCCAGCCCTCCAATTTGTCTGGCTCTTCGAATGCGGGCGCCTTTACTGGCTTGTCAGCCAACAACTGCAGCACCCGTGCGCGCCACTGGGCATTCTGCATCCAGCGCCAGCCGAAGCGTTCGCCATCGTTGCGCTTGTGATCGCCGTACGGAAACATGGTTATGTGCCGCTGCTTCTTGCACAAGTAGCACACGGTGCGCACAAACCGCTGTGCATTCATCTCGCCATTCTCTGCCTGCTTACGCAGCATGGCCCGTTTCATAAAGTTAGGCTTCCACATGATCGTTCTCCATCAACGTAGAGGGTAATCCGAAATCGCGTAGCAGGTCGTCTGCTTCCCGCACATACCAGTCCAAGTCCAAGTCTGCAGGTAAGCCCGCAGGCAACTCCATACACGGCACAGCGCCTTCGCTGCGCGGAACCTTGTTTCCACTGCTGGCATAAATAATCTCCCCAGCTCCGCCCTTGCCATAGTACCAGCGCACCGTCTTGCCAAGGTACTCGCCATTTTTCACTGCACCGCCACGCACCGCGCGTACGGTGAGGAAGCGGCGCACATCAGTACAGGCGTGCACTGTGTGGGCTAGTGGCGTGCCCTTCACCAAGTAGGCCTCCACCGCCTGTAGGCACACAATGTTGACCGGGTTCTTGTGGAAGCGGAAGATAGCCAATTTGGAGTCATCGTACGCATTAAGATACGCACCCTTGGCCTTCACCTTGCCATCCATCTTCACTGCCATGTAGTTGTTGACATCACGGCTGTACATGCTGCGGTATTGCGTTTCTTCTGTCTTGAGCTGCGTAGCCTGCTCCCACCACTTAATCAGCTCCAAGTACGCCGCATGCCTATCGTTAGGCACATAGCATGTAATGCCATCGGTATTGGCACTAATAACCTCAATGCCGCACAGTTCCATCATTTCGATCAACATCAGCACGCATAGCTGCCCACCCACCGTAACTTGCACCATCATGCGTGGTGCGTAAATAATGGACCACGGACTGCCGGTCTTGCCGAACGTGCCGTTAACCACAATCTTCAAGCTGTCGGCAGCAATGATGTCGCCTGCTTCCTTGGCCGTAAGACGGGCCACTACAATGCCGTTATATACCAGCAGGAAGTCTCGGCCCAGCTGCTCTGGATACATGCCAAGGTTCAAGATGCGCTTTGGGTAGTAACTAGCAACGTCACGGTCATACAACTTGCCATTGGCATCGCTGTGGCGCACCTGTTTTTGCTCTGCGCTGTGCAAGCCACCGATACCCATGCGATAGATCTGCTTGCCAATGGGTACTTGCATGTCTGCCAGAACCTGGGGCGTGCCCACCGTGCCGTCCGCACCAATGATGAAGGGCGCCTGGAGTACTTTGGCGTATACCTCTTTCATCAACGGCGTGTGGAATTGCAGGTAAGGCTCATGCTGCAAGTGGAAGAAGCTGCCCGGCTGTATGTCTGGTTTTTTAATGCGGCCACCGCTGCGGCGGCGCAGTTCAGCGCCAATTACCGCCTCAGCCATTTGCGCGTCGCTTTTACTGCGCAAATCCAAGCCATACTTGGCACCCAGCTTCTCGCGCAACGTGATCTGTTCTCGCAGTTCGCGAAAACAAATGGCGGTAGCGGTGATGTCGCCTTGGATGTTGTACCAGCGCACAATAACGCGCTGCGGCTGGGTTAACACTGTGCCCACAGGGAACGGCAGGTCCTGCAGCACCGGGCTATGCAGGCGGGCGCCATAGGTTTTAAGGCTGGCCTTAAGCGGCGCAATGGGCATTAAGTCCACCTCATTGCGGTCGAGGCGCTTAAGGCCTAACGCATCCATCACATCGTCCGGCCTTTCTTCAGCAACAATGATGGCGAACGTGGCGTCGTACATTTCCTGCGTGCTGTACCCGGCAATAGCCATGGTAACCATGTAGCTATCGTAATGGTTGCTATTGAACCCTACGATGTAGCAGTGCGTGAATACGTACTCCAACAGCCCATAGTCCAACTGGCTTTCGTCGCTAAGTTCAAATACCAGCATCTTGCCAGTAGTGAAGTCAGCGAACGTAACCATGAAGAAGTTGGGGTACACCTCCACGTCGTAGATCATGGGGTGCTGTTGGCGCACAACTACCTGCAACTCCTGCGGCGACATGATGGCAGGCTTGAACGCTAGTGCACGTTCGTAGTTGGGCAGGTAGTCAGGATGTTCCCACGTACGTTCAGGCGGCGTACGCTTCACCTTTTCCTTGGTGACTTTGGGCGGTGGGGTATCGTCCCAGAATAGACCGGCTATGTCATTGCGCATTGTGTCTTCCTATAGAGGCCATTGCCCGGGCCGTGGCGGGTGCAACCAGCTTACACGCGAAGCACAGGGATGCCGCGCCGTTCAGCGTGAGTTTCCATATGGTAGGTGCCAGTGCCCCCGGGGAAGGACAACACCATATTGGGCCATAGATCCAGCACCCATAGGTTGCGGGTAGGCCCCGCGCTGTCCCCCAGTTCAGCCCACATGGCCCCAATTTCAACGCACGGCACCAACCGGCTGCGGCACCACGCTTTAGCCAGCGCGTCCGCCCCCTTGGCCCCACCCTGCACCACCATCATATTAGGGATTTGGCGATGCCATTTGTCTAGCACCCCATACACCCGGTGGGTGTCATTGTAGGTGCGACCACCGCACACTGCTATCAAGGGGCGCTGTCTCATGTTACCACTGTTCACGGTAATAATTGCTTCATTCATTCTGCCATCCCCACGAACAGGCCACGAATGTTTTCGCCATACCATGTCATAGGCTGCGGCCACGCGCCAATGTCCAGCGTGTGCGCCACGCCAGCCAGCAGCGTTAGCATCTTGTGGTTAACCACAGCCTGCGGCAGCCCCTTAACCTGCACGTCGGCGCCATCCACCTTGGCTGTATGCATGCCGTCCTCATCCATGTACAGGTGGTTGAGGCCATCAACAAACGGCTCCAGCGTATCAATGGCTTCCCAAAAGTCCTGCGTCAACCCGAAGTCCTGTTGATGCCATGGTTGAATCTTGGCCATGAGGCCGTCGACGTTAGGCCACTCGTGCTGCACAAGGTGACTTTGCAACCAACGGTCGCCTTCGTAGTGGAACACAATGCTGTTGCCGGTAATTTGAATTACCGTGGGGTTTTCGCCGATACGCAGCAGCTCTTTCACCGTAGCGCGCGGTATGTTGGCGCGGTACGGGAAGTGAAAGCCTATCCAATGCTGGGCGAAGACCACGTTGTTAGTGGCAACCATATAGTTGCCATCCAGCAGCACACCAGCAGCCCAAGGGCGCGAAGCATCCTCGGCGCTGAAGTCGTACATGATGCGGAAGGCTTCCAGCAAGTTGCCGTTAACCTGCACATAGTCGCCTTGCGGCACAACGCCGGGGTATAGCTCAGGCGGCAGGCATTCTACGGCAGCCTTGAACTTGCCACTGCGCACGGCCAACTTACCGTTAGCAGCCATGTGCAGCTGTGCCGTTTCCTCGCACGTGGCAATGGCCTTAGCAAACGTGTCTGCCTTGGGGCAGCAATCCAAGTCTAGCGCAATGGGCGCGCTCAAGCTCATCTTACCATCGTAGCCAGTAATGCGACCGTCACGGATTTGGAAGTGGGTTAGAGCAGGGACAAAGTCCTTCTTGCTTACCGCACCTTGGACAAACTTCAATGATTGAAGGACATTCATTGTTAAACCCTTGGTAGTGGCCGAAAAGCACAACGCCTTCGCCGTGGACGATGACTGGTTTGACTTTGTACAACGCACCTTTGAAACTCTCGCCCAGCCGCGTCTTAGCAGCTGGCCAGCTGGGGCCGACACGCGCAATGCAACTAACGTATTCTGTCATTGCTTCGGGTGCCAGACCGTTACAAGCAACCATGCCTTTAGCCGGCCCGTCCAACAATTGTATTTCGCTGGGGTAGCCTTGGAAGATCATGAGAATAGCCCCATAGGTTTTACCACGGCCTTCTGCCATGGTGGATTGTTCCACATGTCAATGTTCCAGCAGATACGCGCTGCGTAATCATGCGCCAGCTGCTCCTCGGTGTAACCGTGCTGGTGTATCAGCTGCAACATGTAGTCTCGTTCGTGCATGTTGCTTAGGTGCTTGCCCTGATTCTTACGGTCAGGCGCTGTGCCGCTAACCGGTAGCGGCTTGAGCTTGTTGCCCACAGGGAACAGGATGCTGCCCATAGCAGCCACCATGAGCCAGCCTGAGCTATCAACGCTGTACCAGTCGATCTGGCTAAGCATGGCGTTACCGGTTGCTGCCAGCCCATGGAAGAAAAAGCCCGGCACCATGGCTTCGCGTGCCCACGCAAGGCGCTGCCCTTCACTAAGGTCTTGGTTCATGGACAGGCACATGTACTGCGTGTGCTGCAGGTACCGGTCACGAATGTGCCTGGCTTCACCACTGTGGTAAACGGGAAGTATGTGGCGCCCGGGGAAACAGGTTTGCATGTAGCGGAAGTTGACGTAAGATTCTTCTACGCACTTGTCGATCTCGACTTGGGTAGCCATGCGGCCACGGCTCCCCGGAATAACGTCTAGTGCAATGAACACAAAGTTGTGATGCGGGTACCGCTGCAGTAAATCGTAGTCGTAAGCCACCAAGTCCTGTAGTTGTACCGGCTTGCCGATATTCCAACTGGTAAACGCGCCGCTATCCAACATGATGTTGGCGCGCACTCCCCGCTTATCACATTCGGCCAAGTATTCATGGACTTCCTTGGGCGCAGCAAACGTGAATAAGCGGTACACGTTTGTACTCACAAGTCGGTCCACGACGCTTGGATGCGTCATGGACCCTGAAAAGTACATGATGGTCTTGTGTGTCACAGCACCCAGCCTTTTTCGCGGAACAATGCGCCAGCTACCTCCAGCCTGCGGTCATCGTTGTAATCGCGCAGCTTCACCTTCCACTCTTCGTACGACAACCAGTTGGCCGGATTGTGGTCGAAGTGGCATTGGTGATCAATGTTGTTGTTGACCAATGCCACCCACCGCTTAAAGCAGCTGGGGCAGGCGCCGCAGTGCTTCAGCGTAGGGCTGTAGCAGCTTACCGTGTTGAGCAAGTCCATAACCGGCTTGCCTAGCGCAAGATAGGCAGCCACCAACTGCGACTTGGTGAAGTTAGCCACAGGGGTACAGATGTTGAAATGGCGCCCTGCCGTCCAATACTGCGGGCGGTGGCTAATGTTCAACACGTCTTGCATGGCCTTGAAAAACTCGGGGCTCTTGTCGCTGTTGATTTCACCCGCCAGCACGGCCAGATAAATGTCGTCGCCGTATTGGGCTGCCGCCAATATCAACTCTGCGTTGCGGAACGGGATAATCCCGCTGGCGTGCTCATACACGCCAAGGTTCTGCAGCGTCACAGTTTCCAACTTGGCGCCACAGCTGCGGGCGCTGGCAGTAGCCGCCACCAGCTCCTTAGCCATGTACTTCTGCCCCACGTCCACGAAGAGGTGGGTAGCACCTGCCAACGTGGGGCACAGGTGCGCCATGAGGAACGTATCCATGCCGCCGCTATTGAGCACAACCGTTTTGACATTGACCTTGATCTGCATGTCATTTCCTCGCAAGGGCCAAGAACTCTGAGCGCACACGTGCATCGGTGCGGAACAACCCATGCATGCTGCTGGTAATGGTTTCACTGCCACATTGCTTCACGCCACGGCTTTCCATGCAGAAGTGCCGGGCCTTGATAACCACACCGCAGCCCAGCGGCTTGAGATGCTCCATCATAGCTGTGGCAATCTGGTTAGTCATGCGCTCCTGCACTTGCAGCCGACGTGCAAAAATGTCCACGAGGCGGCTAAGCTTGCTAAGACCGACAATGCGACCAGAAGGAAGATAGCCCACTGTGGCATGCCCGAAAATTGGAGCAAGGTGGTGTTCGCAATGGCTGTAGACAGGGATACCCGCCACCACAACCATTTCATCGCAGCCTTGCGCCCCGTCTTCAAATACCTTGAGCACATCTGCGGGATCTTTGTTGTAACCACTGGTCCACTCCTGCCATGCCTTAGCGGCACGCATAGGTGTTTCTTCCAATCCTTGCCGCGTGGGATCGGGGTCAATACGTTCGAGCAACTGCTTCAGGTATCCAGCCAACCGGGCCGGGTTGCTTGCGCGCATATCCATTACACGTCCTCTCGAAAGTAGCTAGCCATGCACTTGCGGGTTTCCTCGATCTTGACACCCCACAACACCACGCCCGTACCTTGCAGCTGCTTGGGGCCAACCACCTCCACCAAGTGCTGCGCCATGTTTTCGGCCGTGGGGTTGAAGGGCACCCACACAGTAGAGTCGCCAACAATCTGTGCCGTCTCGTCATCAGCAATGGGGGTTTGTAGCAGCAGACTACGCATCTGCCAATCGTGGTCCCACAGCAGCATCTTGTGGTCCCAGTTGTTTTCAACCCACATGCACAACAAATCCTTCATTACGCCGAAATCGATGACGCGGCCAAGTTCGTCCAAGTGCGGATCCAATTTTTCGGTCGCGCATACGAACGTGATGCGGTAGTTGTGACCGTGCAGGTGGCGGCACTTGTTTTCGTGTCCCGCAACCCTGTGCCCACAGGAAATGTCGTGGTAGCGTTCAACTGTGTGCATTACGGCACTCCTACGATCTTGTGGATTTGGATGCACAGCTTGTAGCCGTGCTTCATAGCGCTGGCGGTGGCAAGAGTGAGGTTGCGCGTATTGGCAGCCGTGTTACGGCTGTCCTGCGGCTGTATGTAAACCGCGGCCGAGTGATCCTTGGGCTTGCGGAATACACGCTCGCCCGGGTGGCCCAGCACACGCAGCGGCAACCCATCCTCGCTATCCATGCTGTCCTCGCCCAGCACGTACTTAAAGGCGTGGATGTGGGGTAGCAGCTGCTTGTGCACATTGCCAGTTTTGGGGCTGCACACAATAAACAGGCGGCTGCTGTAGAACGGCAGGGGCCGGTGCAAGGTGCCGTTGGTTTCGATCTGCACCGTATAGCCGTCCGACAACAACGCCTCAACCAGCTTGTTGATCGGCTGGCGGAAGGGCTCGCCGCCCGTAATAACCACCAGCGGGCGCGGGGCAGCTGGTGCAGCATTCTTCCAGCGGTCCTTAACCGCCTTCACAATGGCCGTGTACTCCATCATGCTGCGGCTGCTGTACTCCGTATCACATGCAGGGCATTGCAGGTTGCAGCCAGCTAGCCGGATAAACACAGCAGGGCTGCCGGCGAACGGGCCTTCCCCCTGCACCGTGTAGAAGGTACTGTTGACAGCAAGGCTAGTTCCGCTGGCCGCAACCGGGCCTTCGGGTACTTGGATATTCTTCATGGTTGTCCTCAGGGGGCTTTGTAGTCGCCCAGATCAAGATCGGCCCACACGCGGTTGCCTACCAGCTTCACGCGTCCCTTGGTCCAATTGCACACCCAGCTGCCTTCAGCTGCGCTGGTGTTAATGCGCTTGGGCAAAAATTGAACGTTGGGGTATTGCCGGCGCAGGTACCCGCACATGGCATCAACGCCGTCGTTTTCAAGTTTGAACAGGCGTACGCGGTTGTTGGTTTCCTGCGCCTTTTGCACGTACTGGGCCAGCAACGTAGTCCAGTCCGGGTTGTGACGCTTGTCGAATGCAGCGCACCAGTTACGCAGAAAATCGTCGAAACCGCTATCGCGGCCATCGGCGCCCCAACGCATAAGCGTGCTGTGTTTCTTCTTGAACCCCCATGTGTACATGGACACAAGACGTGCGTAGGGGTTGCGCAGCATGATGAGCACTGTGGCGCCGTGGTGGCTATCCGGTACTTCGACAGCATGGCGGGGCATCATCTGGTAGAACGTGCCGCTCTTGGTGAGCGAGCTTTCGAGGCTGAACGTGCCCGTTTTGGTGGCGGTGGGTATGGCAAACCGCTGGTCTGCGCTAAGCAGCATGGTGTGGTTCCTTAGGAATACACCGGGGCTATGACTGCCCCGGTGTGGAGTGCTGGGAACGCTTGGGGTTAAGCGCGGGCGGGGATCTTGTTGAACTTGCGCCAGCGCTGGAATCCGGTGCGCAGACTGCCTTCGCTAATCTTGTCGCCGATCTTCTTCTCGATCTCGGCGAACGTAACGTACTCGCCCTTACCCTTCTTGGCCTGCAGCGCGTCGGCGGCGGACCAAATGGTATCACCCACGCTGCCCGGCTTGGGGCGGCCCTTGCCACTGGCGACGCTGGTGCCTGCACCATTGCGGCTGCCGCTTGCGCTGGCTGCCTTGCCCTTGGCAGGGGCCTTGGCGGCGCCCTTGCTGGCCGCCTTCTTGGCTGCCGGCTTGGCGGGGGCAGCAGGCTTGGCGGGGGCCTTGGGCGCAGCCTTCTTGGCCGCAGCCTTCTTCGCTGCCTTGCCCTTGGCGGGCTTGGTGGTTTCCATCACTTCTTCAGCAGTGCTTGCCATGCTGTTGTCCTCTTCGGTTTGAGTTGACGCGCCAGTGCGCTTGGCAACACTAACAGAAGCAGGCGAGACCGGAACAGTGCCGTCAGGCGGAATATCGGCAATTTCGTCATAGCGCCGGCCACGCTTGGCATTCAGGTCAATAATCCTGGTGTCAGGCCCACTGGCAACAGGCTTGTTGAGCGTGCCGAACATGCTGCCGTAGGTGCTGTCGCAGCGGCGACGATTAACCTGCGGGTCCACGGCCCAGCGTGCCACGAAGCGAGCCGGCACCACACCTTCGTCAGTGTTGAAGGCACGCGGCTTGTCCTCCTCGGGGTAAATAGCGTTGGCTTGGTAGACAATCTTCTCCACGCCAAACGGCAGTTCAAGGTTCGGGGCGTTTTCGATAGCCGCCCGCACTTGCTTGATGGCATCTCCGTACTTCTTGGTACTGGCTGCCGGCACCGCAATCCCCAGGTGCTTGCCGATGGCAACCAACTCGGCGTGATCAAACTGCGCGAACCCCTTATTCTCGCCCAACGGCACAATGGTGGTTTCCACATTGGCGAACTGGATATAGGCCAGTGCTGCCAGCGCCTTGTATTCGTCGTGGCGGGCGATAGCGAAATTGTTCGTGCAGTCAATCAGTGTGTACATGTGTTTGCCCCTCGTTTAGTGTGCGGAGTTGGGTACGTGCTGCGTCGTGCATGTCCCGCACCATACGCAGATACATTTGCTCGCGGCGGACATCCGTGTCCGCCTTTGCGTTGCGTGCATGCCGCACGAAGAGATGCGCCGCCTTAAAGTACGCATAGGCGTCGAACATCAGTTCGCGGCGCTGTGCGGCATCCATGGTTAGTCCACCTTCTGCTTACTGCCGCGACCGCGCACGCCCTGGAAACGGCGCCAGCGGTAGAAGGCAATGGTGGTGCTGGTGACGTTGAGCCCCAGCTTCTCGCCAGCCGTGCGCGCAGCTTCGACCGTGAGATCAGCTGCCTTGGGCAGCTTGGCCGCCAGCTTGTCATACTGTGCCCACAGCTGGTGCCCGACCGTGCCGTCCAGCGGGCGGCGCATGCCGTGCTTAACCTCGCGCTGCTGGTGCCCTGCACGCGGGGTGCTAGCGCGCTTGCTAGCCGGCTTGGCAGGCTTTGCCGGGGCCTTGGGGGCTGCCTTACGTGCCGCAGGCTTGGCAGGGGCCTTGGGCTTTGCGGCAGGAGCCTTGGGCTTAGCCACCTTGGCGGGGGCCGTCTTCTTTGCGTTTGAAGCGTTCATAGCTGTTTCCTCATTGGGAGTAGTAGTGGTTGGGTAGCCTGCAATGGTGCCACCCTTGGCAACGGCCCGGTTGTAAAGCGCATCTATCTGACGCTGCAACTTGCCGTCCGCGTCGCCATAATCGAGCTGCTCATTCTCGAACCCGGCAGCTTCGTAACACTCAGCACACAGGCGAACGTTTGTGTGCTGAGTATCCCTTGTGTTGCGTGTGCAGGTGCCACATGGAAACGTGCTGCTGCCCTTGTAGAACCGCTGTGTGCTACCCATGGTTATGCCCCCACCTTGCGCAGCAGCGTGCGCATGCCAGTATCCACATACTGGCCTACCCCGAACACACCGTTGCCAGCCAAGGCCACCATGTAGTCGCCGTTAGGCAGCTTACGCACGCTGTACGTGCGGCCATTGGCGGCGCACCACTTGAGCAGCTGGCGTTTGGCCTGCTGGTAAGCAGCATCCCGGGCGCGCTGGACCATGCTACGCGGAGCGCGCTGCACCTTGGCAGCTATGGTCACAGCCATGCGGGCCGTGCGCTCTGCCTTGGGCTTGGCGGGCGCTGCCTTGGGTGCCGGGGTAGCAGCCATGTTGTAGCGCGTAGCATCAAGCTCGCGCAGGGCTGCCGCGTACTTGCGGCGGGTGCTGGGGCTGGCAGCCGCTTGCAGCTTGGCGATAAGGGCCGCGCGCTGGGCGTGGTAGGCCATGGTTGCCGGCTTGTATGCCCCGCTGGGGGCCGGCGTGCCGCACTTGGCTACCACCGCAGCAATGTGCTGGCTGTGGGCGCTGGGGGCCGTGTACGTTTGCCCGTTGCCCATGTACACAACAACCGGGGCAGCGGCGGGGGTGGCACTGCCGGTGTTGCAGGCTGCGCGGCGGGTGGCGGACAGGTGGGTGCGTGCGGACATGGCGGGCTCCTTAAACCGGGTTGGCAGCAGTGGGGGTGTACGTGCCGGCATCGGCACGGCGCAGGCGTTCGTCTTCCAGCACGGCAACCGCGCCACCGTCGCCGTTGCGGCGGGCAATACGCAGGGCAGTATCTACATGGGCGTTGCTGGCATCTTCCAGCTGCATATACAGCGGCAACCGGGCATTTTCGGCCGCAACCACTTCCCGGTTTCTGGAAGCGCTGTTGTGCACCTTGGCGCTAAGCTGGGCAATACTGCTGGCGGTCATATACGTGCTGTAACTGGACATGGGCTACCCCTAGTAGCTAGGCGGGCCAACCCCGCCGGTGAAACAAAGGTAGAACACCTTTTTGGTCTGTTCAATTATTTTTTGAACAATTTTAGAACTTTTTTGCCATGCGCCCTGGGAATGGGGGGATTTGCGGCCAAGGCCCTAAGCAACCCCCGTGCCAAAGTGTTCAAAAAGGCACCTCATCCGGCTCAAACCTCGGGCACCCAAACGCGATAACCCGGGCCGGGGGCCGTACCGGGGGTGTAGCCAGCCCGCATTCTTCCCTCATGTGCTGGAAATGCAGGCAATGCACGCATGTGCGTCGATTCTGCCTGCTAGCTATCGCCAAGCCCTGCGCCATTGTGTCCACAGCTTGCAGCAATGCGTGGTCTAGCTGGCTGTATTCCTGTTGCTTAGTACTCATAACTCATCACCTTTGGTTTGGCTATGTTAGTCCATACACGTATCTGCTTGGGAATGCGCAACGTATGCGCCAACCCTTCAGCTTCGCGCACCGTCTCCGGTATTGGCATTGCGCTACGTTCACGCCACCAGTTGCGCGCCCGCGTTTGCGCGCCGCCCTCATGCTCGAAACAGATGTACTCTTCAAACTTACGCAGCAGCCCAGCGGCATGATAGCTAACACGTAGCGTAGGCGGTTTGTCGCTATTGCGGCGTTTGCTGTATGCGTAGGTGACGTGGGCTACATCTACCAATTCGACCACCGGCTCAGGCTGCGCGTTGGCACGTGTCATAACCTCTGCGCTGCTAGCTTCGGCATTGATGTGGATCACCATGGTGAATTCGTAGCCACACACGCAGAAGCGTTTGCTGGCGTGTACATATTCCGCGCATACCGGGCATGTACGTACTGGGCATCCTTGACCACTTTTCTTACGGCCTTTCTTGGGTTCGCTAATCACAGGGTTGTTAATTGGACCCAACCGCTCTGTATTGTGCGCAAAGTCCAACACTAGGCAACCATTGGACTTGATGCTGGCGGCCATGGCAGACAGCCGCCCTTGTGGTGTGGCTATGTTGTAGCCGGGCGCGTACACCGGGCGCGTACCACGGCCTAGCATCTGCACCCACATGCCGCTGCTTTCGGTGAAGCGCATGCCGCCGATAAGATCTATCTGCGGCACGTCAACACCGGTAGTTAGCTTGTTCATGCTAACTGCTGCCCGGTACTCGCCAGCCTTGTATGCTGCCAGCATTTTGTCAGCGTTCTTGGTTTTACTATGAATGGCGCAGGCATCGATGCCCATCTCATTCATAAGCCCAGCCACGTTTTCGCAGTGGTTAACGCCTGTAGCAAACACCAACCAACAATTGCGGTCCACGCCACGAAACATCATCTCCTCAATGCACTTGGCGGTAATCTCTTCCTTGTCCAGCGCCTTTTGCTGCTGGCTTAAAATGTACTCACCCCCACTGTGCCCAATGCCAGTGTCGTCCAATCGCGTAACCGTCTTCTTGCTGTACAGCCGGGCAAGGTACCCATTGTCTGTAAACCAATCCCACCATTCGGGGGTGGTCATGTTCACAGCAATTTCGGTGAACACATTACCGCTGGTTAGACGTCCTTGCCCTAGCCGCCAGTCGGTAGCAGTAAATCCGATCACCTTAAGGCTAGGGTTCACTTTTTTTAGTGCAGTAATGAACTGCTGGTACATTGTTTCATCGTTTGGGCTCAGCAAGTGTGCCTCATCGATGATCACAATATGCACGCAGCCAAACCATTCGGGATGCTGGTACACGCTTTGGATGCCAGCGTAGATCACTTGTTGAATAGTGTCACGCTTGCCTAGTGCAGCGCTATGTATGCCCATGGGTACGTTGGGCCAAATGGTGCGCAGCTTCTCAGCGTTCTGGCTGATAAGGGATTCGACGTGCGTCAACATCATGGCACGTGTGCTCGGGTAGGCAAACAATGCGCGCTGCACAAACGCCGCAATGTTGACTGATTTGCCTACGCCCGTAGGTTCCAACACCAAGGGGTTGCCTTGGCGCCCACTGTGGAAATATGTCCACAGCAGGTCATCCGCATACTGCTGGTAGTCGCGTAGCTGGATCATTATGGTTGTAGTTTCTTGTCCAGTGTATAAACAGCGCAGCCCTGTATCTGCTGCTCCTTGGTAAGCGCAACGCCACCCGTATTGTTTAGTTCAGCCAAACACAACACCTTGCCGTCTGGTGCAAAGTACACCATGGCGCACGTGCGGCAACTGCGTTCAGGCTTCACCGTGCTGTAGCACACGTCCGTGTGGTCGCACATGTACTTGCATACGTAGAAACCTGGGTTACCCCCGCGTATGCGCTGCGGTAGGCTACCGAAGACTACACGCTGCGCACGGTCCATGAACGTTTGGGCAGTGGCATTGTCAGCCACCACAATTTCGGCCCACAGCTCATCGGTGTTCTTGTTTACTGCAAGGTACAGCGCATATAGCAGCCCCATGTGCGCCATGTACTCGCACATCTGCACGTAATGTACAGGCTTGCTCAAGCGCACGCCCTTTTCCTTTAGCGACTCAAAGCTGTCGTCGCTATGGGTTTTCATCTCTAGAAGAGCAGGCACCCCGTAAGGTAGATCAGGTATGCACAAGCCAACCCCATCGCCGCTGCCGCTAAAGTGGCCGCCGAGATTGATAATACGAAACTGATTACCGTTAGCGTCCTGCTGGTACACCTGTATGCCAGCCGAAAGCAATAGAGCAATGAACCGTGCTTCTTCGATGTGCCCTCGGTTCCACAGACGGCGCATACGCGACTCTGCCTTGGCCTTGGGCTCTCCCTTCTTGCCCCGAACGCCCTTTTTACTGGCCCAGCGAAAGCCATAAAACACAGCGCGCTCACACTCACCGCCAATAACGCTAGCGCCAAGATGGCTGCGGCGATCGTCCTCAGTGTCACGGTATGCATCCCCCATGTGGGGCAACACCAGCCCCAAGTTACGACGGTAGGCGTTACCGCCGTCGTTGCACATAGCAGCGTCTATGGCTGCCAATGTTTTTTCCGCTTTCCAGACTGCCATGCCGTACTCCCAATGAAAAAAGGCCGCACATGCACTCCCATACATGCGCGGCCAACAACTGCGCCCACTACCAAGCGCAGGGGATTACGCGATGGGCTTAGCCGTTATGCATCCAAGGGGCGCTGCCGCCCGGGAAACCGCCCGGCTGATTGGCTGCCAACTGCGGTGGGGTGGGCTGGCCGAAACCTGCGGGCGGCTGCGGCACACCCGGGAACGCGCCCGGTGCCGGAGCGGTGCTAACGGGGGCCGGTGTTTCCCAGCGCATGAGGCCATGCTGAAGAAGCGCATCGTCCGTCCAGCCAGACGCAATGCACTGCTCGTAGGTGGCACCACGTGCCAACTCCGTCATCACGCGCACCGGCTGCGGGGGCGCATGAGGCGGCACATTGCTGTTCATTGGCGGGGGCGGGGTACCGGCGCCCGGAAAGGCAGGCGCAGCGTTCGGCGAGGTTGGTGCGCCCGGCTGTGCGCCCGGCTGCGGCCACGGCTGAGCAGGAGCTGCACCACCACCCGGGAAACCTGCTGCGCCGTTGAACTGGGGCGGCGTAGGGCCGGCTGGCGGCGCACCGGCACCGGGGAAGCCCTGAAAGCCACCTGTGGCCGGGGGCGTGGGCGCACCGGGGAAGCTGCCCGGCGCAGATACACCCGGGAAACCTGCAGCGGGCGGGGCAGCATTGGCGCCGGTATTGGCCCAGCTGGGCGTGCCTTGCGGTGCACCGGCCACGCCACCGGCAAAGGTGCCGTGTGCGAGCTCATGGTCGCTGCCGTACTTGTCGTAACCCTTCACCTCGTTGTTGGCGTCATACTCCTTGCCATCCTCGGTGCGGCGTGCCTCGCGCTTCTTGAGCTTAATCATCATGGGAATGCCATGCACTTCCGCCGTGGTCTGCTGGATCTGAATGCGGTTGGTGGCGTGGCAAATGGCCGACAGGTTCTTGTACGCGATCTCAACCGTGGTGGGGTTGGGATGCACGAGGCACAGCTGGTCGAAAATCTTGCGGCCCTTGTACGGGCCATCCAGCACGGTGAACTCGAATACGATCATCTGGCCGTCGCCCTTGCTGGTGGGCTTCTGCTCGCTGTTGGTGATCTGCACGTTCTGCCAACCGTTCGGCAACGCATCCAATGCCTGCGAGGGAGCAACGTTGGCTGCGTTGAAATTGAAAGACACACCGTTCATGCGGCTACTCCTTGGATCTTGGTAATGATTTTAGTCAGGTTCGGTTCTTCAATCTCGTCAAGGCGACCTGAACGATCCTTGGCGACATATTGCGTATCTTGGTCCGTGCGCAGGTAACGCACCTTACGGCCATCCTGCAAGCGCATGATACCAAGATGAAACACTTCATCGAACAGGTACGGCATCTGTGGACCCAGCTGCTTACCCGGCATGGACACAGTAAAGCGTGAAATGCCACTGTCATCCTTCCACAATTCC